ATGAATCAAGCAGCAAAAACGGTTTCTGATGCTTTGTTAGGGCTGGATTTCATGAATGTGGAGATAGGAGGGATGGTTTATACCATTAAACCTCCTACAATTAAAATTATCTGTCGTGCCATTCATCATTTTTCCAATATCGCCCTGCGAGGAGATAATATCATGGAGGCTATTAAAGAGCTTCCTGAAGCTACTGAAGATATGCTGAAAGGTATTTCATGCTTCATCTGCGGGAATGATAGTTTGGTCAAAGAATTGGAGAACGGCACTTTTGAAGAAGTCAAAGATGCCTTGGAAGTCTGTTTCTCTATGATGGATATTTCGGCTTTTCAGTGTGTCAGCTCGATGAGGAACGTGTCGATGCTGGCAGCAAGACCGAAACAGTAGGAAACACAACGTTCTTCGGGCAGATAGCCCATTTGATTGACACGCTTCATTTGAGTTATACAGAAGTGTTTGAGGTTATCCCTTATAGGAATCTGTTGATGATGCAACGGGATAAACTTCATACCGTAAGTGGTCAAAAGGTGAATAGAATCAGCGGTAAGGAATTAGCTAATCGTAGGAAAAAGAAATAGATATGGCGAAATTATATTGTTTAACTTTTAAAATTTTAAGCTGAATCAAAAGAAGAAAAAGTTTAGATGATTTATCGGCACAGAGATGGAGATTAGCGCAGACTAACATTTCTGATGCAAGAATGAAGAGAGTTAATGCCGCATATCGGAAGTATGCTGGCAATATTCATTCTCGTGTAGGTAATTTCGGTGAATTAACCGACAGACAGTACGCCCGTAAGTTCTCGCGTAGGTCTTATGTGGGGCTGAATGGTGAGTAAAGAAAAAGCCGGAGAAATCCGGCTTTAACTAAATAACTTTATCATGAGTAGGATCGTAAGTCATTTCTCTATTCTTTTTTTCTATACGAAAATCTTTTATTTTTGATGAAAGTGATTTTTCTAGAGTTTGTTTTGCTTTGCGGTACGTACCATCGTTTGATGGATGCCGCGAACTAACAATAGCTCCTATAACTTTTTTATCTTTTAAATACCCTTGATTGTAGAATAAGTTCACTGTATTGCCAATTTGCGTTACAGCATGTGCTATATCTGTTCCCTTTAGTTCTACATGTAATTTGTCTTCTTTCCAGGGCTTGTAGAATTCACGGTATAGCCAGTTTTTCTTCGGGTTACAGGTGATAAGTATCTTTCCGGGTACATGGTATACATCGTTCATGTGGCGGCCGATACGGGTTTTCAAGACTTCGAAGGCAAGGTAGTGCACTTCACCAGCTTCCTCTATCCATCCTCCTGTATATTCCTTAGACCCCAATCGTTCATACATCGGATCTTTCACCGGATAATACGTCAAGTCAATATAAACGATTTCACTTCCGTTGTCGAAGGCTATCCCTTCATTTGTTGTCTTGTATGCCGTGAAGCTGTGAGAAGATGCTACCTTATTGAAGGTCACGGTAACGGACTCACGGCTATCCTTCAAATTATTTCGGCCAACAAACCAGCGAGTACCGGGAAGATAGTAGGCACATTGCATCAGCCATTCACAGCCTAGCCATGATTTACCACCACCTCCGGCACCACCATACAATAAAAATTTCGTTTTGCTGTCACGAAGAAAATTGTATGCCAATCGCTGTTTTAAGTTAACCTTTTGCTCCATATCACTTCAATTTGTCAGCTTCGGGAGTATAGGGAAGAAAGTCAAATCCGTTGAAGGGTTTGCCTTGTGTTGTATGATCCACTTCCTGTTTGTCGGACAACCCTAGCTTTCGGGCTATAATGTTTGCATTGAAAGCGCCAACACAGGCTCCTTCAAATTGTTGAGTCTCGATGGTTTCTTCCACCCGCGCGATGACGTGCAAAAAATCTTCATCATTTTTTTTCATGCATTCACTTCTGAAGCTACTCCACCAACGTGATGAAGTACCTAGATAGATACATAATCCGGTGAGAGAGTAGGGGCGCTGTGTAGGTGAAACTTCTTGTTGTGTTTGCTGTTCATTAACAGTTTCTGTTCTTTTACCTTTTTTGCGTCTAACAGGCATGGTACGTTGTATAGCCTTTCTTGTTGTCCATGGGTTTTCATCACACCATTGGAAATATTCGCACGCCGCCTCCCATAACGCTTCAGGCGTGGCGAAGAGTTTATCCCTGCCATGCTTGCTGCGTAACATCCAAAACTGATTTCCTTTAGGTGCTGCCATTGTTTATAGTGTTTTAAAGATTGGTATAATTTCTTTGTCCAGATCCCATTTGCGATTATTGGGAAGAGGAAGTGTGAATTCATATTGCAACGCTTTCAGATAATCACTCTTACTTGCGCTCCTTCCGTTGGTTGATGCTACTTGAAATGACGAACCTCTTAACTCTTTTTCTGGGCTTATCTTCATTCCTTTATCGAATATGTTAAAATCCTTTCCGATGTAAGCTGTGTTTAATCTGACGATGTCAGCTGTGGAATGATAATGCTGGAAGTACCATTCACCAAAACGGAAGTTGGCTGTGAAGTTCTTTGCGTCAAGAAATACGGCTTTAGAACGATGGTCGTGTGTTTCCTTGCGTTCAGATGATTTCTGGGCGAACAGCAGCGGAATGCCAGACCAGAATATCATTCCTCCGGGCTTGCATAATGCTGATAACGAAAGTAAGACATTCTTTTCATCCTCTTCTGAGTTCACAGAGTTCAACACGCTATCGCACACAACCACATCGTACAGCCCGTAGTCCGACAAGGTCTTGCATATGGAAGCACAGTCTTGCCTGATTTCCTTTTCATCAATGATGTCCGCTCCATCTTTGCGGTGGAAGAATTCAATGGCGTCAATGAGATAGCCTTTTTTCTTCAGTATGGTTGCGTAATCCTTTTGTCCGGCACCGAAATCGAGTATGCGCATATCCTTGGTGATGTATGGTATAACCTGCGTTTCATACAACGTTGAATGGCTACGCTTGCTTGGAACCCCGTTCTTTTGCCGTAGCCGTGCCTTTTGGGCAAAAGACTGTATATAGGTCTTTCGTTCCAGATGGGAATACTCGAACACTCCATATTCCTTAGAGAAGTATTTGAGCGCGATTTCTTCTTTCCCTTCTGGAAGGACATATACAAGTAGGTCCATACCTAATAGTTTTACCGTTTTGGCATATACTGTTGAGATGATCACTTTCCCGGTATGGTCACATACGGCATTTGCAAACTGGCCGTAACGGAGAATCATTTTCGTAAGGTCAACAACACGTGAGTTGTTTCCTCCTTTGGAAAGAATGGAGATATCTTTGTTGGATACAGTATAAAATCCTTCTGTTCCTTTAGGAAGACTTACATTGATTTCTGGTTGGATTTCCGACAACTCACATTCCGCATAGTTGTGAAGTTGGTTGAACCTTACTTCATCGGTGGAGTTTACACCATCAAGAATAAAGGCTGGAACATGGGTATACCCAAGCAGCTTCATTGTCTTTGTACGTTGGTGTCCTGCCATGATACGTTTATCCGATTGACGTATGATGATCGGTTTGATAATGCCTAATTCCTTGATGGATTTTTTTAAATCTTCTTGTGCTTCATTAGTGAGCAGGCGTGGGTTATATTCTGCCGGGTTCAATATTGATATGTCTATGTATTCCATCATAAGCTAAGTAGATTATTAACAAAACCAACCATTACACCGTTCTCATCCAAATATTCAGAAGCCCGTGCTTTCAGTGCTTCCAGTTCGCTTTCACTGACTGGAATCTTATACCCCTCAAATACTAAATATTTGATATGAGCTCCGGCTTCATAGTTTGCGTTCTTGAGTACATTATGACTGTCTTCTATATCTTCTGAAAAATCTGTCGGATCAGGAAAGCTGATGCCTTCCATACCCCAATTAAGCAACTCGTTACAATCCCAGTCAAACAACTTGGTTATGTCCCATTGTCCGTTGTTAACGTTATCACGTATGATTAGCTCACGTTCCCTTTCCTCGGTCAGGTTGGGAATAAGAACGGTCGGTACTTGTTGCATACCTAGCGATATACAGGCATCATACCTTTGGTTTCCGGCTATAATGATCAATTCGCCAGTACGGTCTGACAGGATGATCGGTCGGGCTTCGAAATAATCCGGATTGTTTCGGATTGACTCTTTAAGTTTGTCTAGCTGTTCATCCGAAATAGTTCTTGGATTGTTTTCCAGTTTCTTCAGTTCCTCTAGTTTTCTGTAAATAATTTCCATAATTGCTTTTTTTGCGTTACAGAAACGAAGGTACTTAATAAGGGAGCTAAGGGGAAAAATGAGGAAAACAAAGTACTGACACGGCTTGTCAATACTTTGTTATGTGTGTTATAATTCCTTTGTTGATATCAATGCCGAATTGCTGGTAAGATAAAGAATTACAGGAAAGTATTTCACTGGTAACCTGTAAAGTCTTGCATTCTTCTTTGATGAACGTTAATATGAAAAGTGGGAAAGATAGATAATGCTTTTTGCAGATTTTTGGAACGGAGTAGAAACGTGACTTTACTTGTTTTCGTTTTCATTACCATTGTAGCTATCCTCTGATAATCACATATCTTCCGGCGGCTATTTCACTTCTATACTCGACAGAATAGCCCTTGTCTATAAATGCTCTTATGACATTATCGTGCGCCAACTCCGAAATTTGGTGTCTGTCTTTAGCGTCACTTCCAGTATTTTTTGCCCAACAATGAGGCCAGTTATTTCCCCATCCTACGCCATAATGAAAGTAAACACATTCGCCTTTCTTTTTGATTTCCGAGAGGATGAAAGATGCAAGTTCGTCTTCCTCGGATTTTCTTCTATTTGATTTTGGTATTTCTATTGTCAACATACTAATTTTTTTTTGAATTATTTCTTTATTACAACCGCCATAGTGCTAACAGTAGTTCCACTCTCTTTAAACTCGCCAGCTCCAATTTCAAAAACTTCTCCATGTACTTCTTTCAGCCAGTTGCGGAAATCAATACATTTCTTTTCCGAAGCGAATTTCCAGTGTTGGCTAGTTATTGCTGCAAGCGTGCCGCCTTCTTCCAATCGATCATACATAAGCCTGACATGCTCTATATCCTGATTACCGGAAAACGGAGGATTTGCAATAATCTTAGTGTAATGCCCTACACTGTCTTTCGTAAAGTCTTCATCAAGGAGTATCACATTTTCCAACGAATGCAAAAACTCTCTGTTTTCCGGCATCAGTTCATAGCATTCCACTGTTACGGAAGGACAAGCCCTATGAATGGCTTTAATGAGAGCACCGCGGCCGGCACTCGGCTCCAATACCGTATCATTTTCATGTATTCCTCCGGCAAGCATAACCAGCCAGTCGGCAACATCGGACGGAGTTTCAAAAAACTGGTAATCCTGCTGTAGGTTGCACCGTTTACCCTCTTTCAAAACGGAAAACACACGTTTCGGATTAAACGGGAATGTGAAACCTTGTACCTTTCCACCTTGCCATGAGCCGCCGGCTTCTTCTATCCACTTCTTTGCTTCAGCATAAGACTTTTTGTTAAATTGAACTTGAGGAAGTTTCAGAACACCGTCCTCAAGAGTACAATGTTTCAATATCTCTTCCACACTCCATTTTTTGCCTTCGTCAGCCTGCTTTTTCTTTTCAGCTATCGGAACATCCGGCGCTAACAGTGAAGATATTTTTTCTACAACTATGTTGCTTGCGTCCATGAAGGCACTGACGCAAGATATCGCTTCGATCAAGAAATCGGTGTCAACATGCCCGGTATCGTCATAGATGTCTATCCCTTCGGTCATGGATGACAGTTCATTGAGCTGCGCAACACTACCATGTAACGTTTCGATTAAAATCTTTTTTTTGTTCGTCATAACTTTTCTGTAAATAAATTCTTGTTGTGTCTACACTTCCATGACCGAGAAGATCGGCCAGTTGAATAACATCTTTGTTTTTTTTCAGGAACATTTTAGCGAAAAAATGTCGGAAGGCATGCGCGTGCATTTTTTTTGAATCGATACCACAATGTTTACCCCATGCTTTCAGGTGTTGTGAAAAACCTCTCTGAGTCAACGGTCCGTATCTCCCGACAGCAAGAGTACCGGACTTGCCTGTCTCCTTTATATAGTCCTTCACCTCCTGTTGTAATTGCTTCTGGAAAAAGAAACGCCGATACTTGTTTCCTTTCCCTTTCAAAACAACCTCGCCAATTGCTATATCCTCCCATGTGAATTGCTGAAACTCCGAGAGCCGGGCTCCTGTAGTACCCAATACCTTGATGAAGAAATAGTAATCCTTGTTGAGTTTTGTTTTCAGATACTCCAGTAACCGATTATATTCATTCTCGGTAGGAACATTAGAAATATCCAGCTTACGTTTCATTTTAGGTCTCTTTAATTCTATCGGCTTTTTCATCCATTTAGAGAACTTTTCAATGGCTGTAATACGTAACCGGATGGTAGCGGGAGATAATTTTTCTTCTTCGAGACTTTTTATAAACCTCCTGCAATTATCCATGTTTACCTCATTGGCATACTCGAAATACTTCTTCATTGATGTGTAATATATATCAACTGTATGAGAAGAGTAATCATTGTTGTCGGTCAGCCACACAATGAAATCATTAAGTTGTTTCTTGTTCTTATCCGAAATGACATCAAGTTTTTCCAAAGGTTTCACCGCCTTTTCCCTTTTTCCATATCCGATGTTGAGATAGGATAATAGATCGCATATAGCTGAACACATTAGCGAATGACGCACCATGACATCAGCATTTTCACGTTTATAATTCAAATAGCCACGGCGGTTCACTTCTTTGGCCATTTCTAAAAAATCCGTGACATGCTTGATATATTTCCCGACAGTATCATAAGTCCTTCCTGTCGTGTATATGTAAGAAATATAATCAGTTAATATCTTCTGTCTGTCACTATTCATGGTTATTTATTTCTTTTTTTTGATTTAATCTTGATTGGATTGTTTTTGGTACCAGTACCCAACCATTTTAATTGGATGCCATGTATCCGGAGCCAATATTTAAATTCGGACGTGGTTGTCTGTTTCATATCTGTTCCGATTTGAATTTCTTGTTTATTTCTTTTTCAGCAGCTCTGGCCCCTTTCTTGAAACCCTCTACAAAGCTGTCAAAACAGGCTCTATGGATTTCTAAAGTGCATCTTTGCATAAGTGGGCAAATCGAGCATTTTTGGCTAAGCCCTGCGGACTTCTTGGCTATTTTCGTTACGTTTTTCATTGGATTTTTAAATTAATTATTACGATTTCTTTCCGCTGCGACTTCACTCATACACATCTTGCACCAGGAGGTGAGACATCGGTATTCCTTATCCCCACATCTGACAGTCCTGTTATAAAACCGGTGGAGCGGAAGGGAACGTCCGCAATGCGGACAAACCTTTCTTCCGGCTTCCGTACCGGCAACCGTCTTGGCTTTACGGTGTACAAGCGTACATCCCCTGCATTCATCCAGTCTGCCTTTGTACTTCCGGCATTTGTGCAGGGAGATGCGCCCGCATGGAGCGAATTTCTCGCAGTCGAATCTGGGTTCTGTGTGATAGATGTTCATGCAGTAAGTTTTTTGATCAGACTCATGTTCTTCTCCACCAGCCGGATAATGCAGTCATGATACTCCGATGTTCCGTTGCATACGGCTCTTGACTGTACTATCTGAAAAGATTTAAGATTCACTTCGATGGTTTCCACATGTTTTTCTCCGACTATGGCTGTCATGATCAGGCATTCACTGCGTCTGTAATACCTGTTGGCGTATACACAATGGTGCATGGCTTTGCCCTCCTTGTAGAACTGGGTTACGCTTTCAAGCGGACGGATGACTATGCCGTCGCCTTTGATTTCCATGCCGAAGAATCTTTCCATCCGGTTGTAGAATGATGCTATATCCTCCTTGAGCTGCTTTTCTTTTTGGATAGCCTTTATTCTGTCCCTTTCCCTTCTTTGCCTTGCCTCAATTTCATTTTTCTTTCTTAGTAATCTGTCGTGCTCGGCTTTTAAATTTTTGGGACATACGTATTTGGCGTTATGCAGATCCTTGTGGAAATAGGACAGCAGGCTTATATAGTCATTCCACATGCTTGCATCTCTGATTATATAACGGTTGCGGTTGCAGATGTTGAAGGACGGTTTATATCGGAGTTGGTAATAGCCCGTTTTGTACATGTGCTTTAACATATCCGTCTGTCCGGTCTTGATACATAATTCCGCATCATTGCCACCTTTCAGAAGGTCTCGTACAAGTTTTGAGGGGGGTACATCGGGGAACCGTTTCCCGATTCCCCGCTTTCTCAATTCCGGGATTAGTTTCTTTCTTGGATATATCCATCCCCATATCGCATATAGGTCTCCACGATAATTCCAGCTGTAACTGCCGTATTCACCCTTTATGCTCAGTGGTTCCGAATATATCCATCCGCTGCTTCCCATATTCATCGGTTTTGCCATGATGGTGCGTTTCCCCTCGACGGTGATCCATTCCTGAACCACTTCAAAGAAAGCATAGTGAATATAATCCTGTCTGCTGTTCAAATCAAAATTCCTTTTTCTGACGTACTTGCAGCATAGTATATGCCTTATGATCTGGAACTCTCCGGCGGTCTGTAAGATGGACATGTACTTTTCTTCCTCGACTTTTCGTTTCCGGCTGATCTTTACGTCCAGTTTGTGGTGGCAGTACGGGCATTCGGTCGTATCACTGAGCAGGGTAGTCCCCAGCTCGCTATTGCTTGTGTCTATCCATGTTCCGCCGCACTCGGAACACCATAGCTCATCCTTGCACCTATATGCTTCGTGGGTGAATATATGTTCTTTCGCCCATTCTTTTTGTACTTCGGTAACGGCGGACAGTTTGCCGCTTAGTCCGGTTACACGTTTCTCAAGTTTCGTTCTCGGTTTCATGATTAGAACAGGCTCATTTGTTGGACATTATCATCCGCTTTCTTTCGGACGTTTTTCTTCCTGAGTGTCTGGTATTGTTCTTCCGCCAGCCGTGCGATTGCTTTGTCACGTGCCGCTTTCTTATCTTCTTCGGTGAGTTCCACAGGTTTGGCGGAGGATGATACGGACGTTTTCTCTCCGGCAGGCAGCCGGTTTATTTTGATATCGTCCTCATCATAGTAGTGCACTGCCATCCCGTAGACCTCCTCGTCTGAAATCGCTACGGCGTTACCACGCTTCCTGGCTTCACCCATGATATAACTACAGCATTCATCAATGCTTTTCTTCTCATTCGCATATTGGGGGGCGAACAGTGAATCTTCTTCCGCCCGTTTGTCCAGATAGGCTTTGATTGCCTGTTTGAAACTTTCATTACTTGCCATGGTTACTTAATTTTGAAGTGGTTGATAATATTTATTTGTGATTGATTCTGATGTTATACTCGCATAAGAATTTTCCTATATCGTCGCTTGCTATATTGGGAGGTGGTGCATTATCTCCGTATATAGCCCGTATTGTATCCTCATTTCCCCCGTATGCCTTCCAATAGGTGTAGGCAGTATGGTTATTGGGAACGTTAGGAAAAAGTTCTGTGAAGGCGCTGAAATCGTTTTTAGCCTTTTTTTTGAGCTCCTGAATGTTTTTTACTCCCTCAATCATGGCGCACGCTGCATCTTCTATCCGGGTGAAACCTTTTTGGGATTGTTTCATGGCGGTTTCATTGGACAGTTTGACGTGCTCGTCTCTTCTATCCCTGCAAAAGTCCGATAGGGCTACCATAATGGACTGGTTGTTTATCCTGTTTCCCCAGACGAACTGTCCACGGCTTCCGTTTTTAAGCTGTGTGAAGAATATGCAAAGCTCGGCCAGATTGAGAAAATAATAGCTGGCCAATATGCTTAGCGCCGTTTCGGCAAGTTGTTGAGGTGCGATATCAATGCCTGCGTATCGGAGGATTGATTGCAGGTGCTCTGTGATAATCCTGACTGATGTGGCGTTGCCGAAGACAACATTGATGTCCGCAAGGGTGGGAATACCCTCAATCCTGATTGCTTGTGCTAATGTCAGGTTACAATTCAGCTGGGCTTGCGTGCCGGACCAGTTGTCAACCAATTGGGAGGCTGTTGATCCATTTCTCAAGGTCTGCTGGAGCGGTGTCAGTGTCTCCGGCTTTTTCCTGGATTGAGGTATCTGTCCTGGGGACATTATCACAGTGATCTGTTTTTGAAGTCTTGTTTCCATTTTGAAGTCTTTTTTCGATTATCCAAAGGTTAGCCCGGCTGTCCCATCGTTCAATTTTAGCCCCGTTGGTGTTTTTCCAGCTTAGCGCATCGAAGTGGTAGAAGAATATCTCCGCCTGCTGTTCCCAGTCCGGGAGCTTGTCACGGAAGTAATCTTTCACCTGTTCCAGGGTAGGGGCTATAAATTCGGTTTTTGGTTTTGAAGGCTTCTTTTTAGGTTTTTCCTGCTCGGGCTTAAATAACTCGCTAGAGTTATTATTATCTTTACTCTTAAGTCTTATATTAATGTTAGCCTTTTTACTTAAAGGTTTACTTAAGTCATTACTTAAGAGTTTACTTAAGGGTTTACTTAAATCATTTAAGTAATAAACGGGCGATTTCGCATTTTTCTTACCTGACTCAAACTGTAGTAAACCTTTTTGCTGTAATCTGTTCCTGACTTCAATTACGGTTGGTTCTGATATACCGGTTGCGAGGACGATTCGTCTGTTGGGACACTCAAACGGATTCTCCCAACCCCGACTATTGCACTCGTTCAAAAGGAAGAAGTACAAATAAACTTCGTTCGAGGAAAATGCTACACTCTGATGTGTCTTCCAAAATTGGTTTACGTAATCTATATAAGTCATTGTAGGTAAGAATTTACTTCGTTTATGAACTCCTGTAGTGAATGGCAGATAACATACTTGTTTTGGTATCTCTCTGCTTCTGTCTGCCACGTTCGTTGGTGCTCGCTCTGTGTACCCTTCGGTGTCTTCATCTCTATACAGAGGGAAGCCCATCCCTTTTTGGGTATGAGCAAAATCAAGTCTGCTACACCTCTCACTGCTCCTTCATACTTCATCCGTGCTCCTGTCTTGGCATCACGTTTGCCACCGTTGGGCACTGCAAAAAGCATACGAGCCAGTTTGGGATATTGTAACCGGAACCATACCAAACAATCATGTTGTATTTGGCTCTCTGATAATGGTGTTGTCTGTTTTCTCATATTCTTCCGTTGAATAGGTTCATTGCCATATCTACCACATTCTCCTTAACCACATCATCCGTCCCTGTCACTCCGTTGGCTATTCCTTTTTTGGTCTGAATGACATCATACATATATTTGTCGATAGTATCCTTTCCAAGATAGTAGTAACAGTTTACGTTGTTCTTCTGTCCGTTCCGATGCGCTCGGTCTTCTGCCTGCTCACAATCGGAGAAAGTCCATGGGAACTCGATAAACGCCACACGGCTGGAAGCTGTCAATGTAAGACCTGTACCTCCTGATTTGTAGTTAAGGATGATCAGCTTGCAAGAAGGGTCGTTTTGGAAGCGGTCTACCGCTGTCTGTTTTTGAGTAGCATTGTCTTCGCCTGTAACGGTGACAGCTTCAGGGAATATCTTCTTTAATTCCTGTACTACTTCTTTCAGGTAAGCAAAGACTATCAGTTTCTCACCTCCGTCAATCACGTCATGGATGAATTCGGAAAAGACTTTGATTTTTCCCCTGGCTGATATGGCTTTCAATATTCCCATTTTCACCATTACCTCGCCTCTTAATGCCTTGGCCACCTTTTCATCGTCCGCATTCTTGTAAGTTCGGAGATACTGTATCAGGTCGGCTTCCGCTTTGTCGTATTCTTTACGATTGGATATGTCCACCTCTATATATTGGCGTGACTTGTCCGGCAACTGAGTGAGTACCTTGGCCTTTTCGCGCCGGAAGAAGCAGGTCGATGATAACCTCCAGTTCAGTTCTTTCACATTGCTTGACTGTTTAGGTCCATCGCAGAACCTCTCTACGAAATACTTGTATCCTCCGAAATCTTCTAATCGTCCCATTATCTTGAGTTGTTGTATAAGGTCTGTATTGTTGTTCACTACTGGGGTTCCCGTCAGTTCCAAGATATATTCTTTACCTTTACATATTCCTTCTACGAACTTGGATTGCTGGGTCTTGGTGGATTTGCACTTGTGTGATTCGTCAATGACTACGGATTTGAATAACGATATTCGCGGGTCAAACTCAATGGATTTCATGGTAAACCGTGCTTCCTCCTTTACTTTAAGTACAAAAAACTTTTTCAGTGATTCATAATTTGTTATGAATATGTTGCAGCATTTAGTCTCAAAGAAACGGTGCCAGCTGGCTTTATTGCGATCATCCAGAATCATGGCATTTTTTCCGGCAAATTTCTTAAATTCACGTTGCCAGTTTATTTTCAATGCGGCCGGACAAATGACAAGGCACGGATACGCTTTTGCTATCGTAACCGTGCCTATTGCCTGTAATGTCTTTCCCAGTCCCGGTTGGTCCCCGAATATGCACCGCTTGTGCTGTAGCGCATAAGCGATGCCTTCTTTCTGATATTCGTACGGTTCCAACAGCAATCCGTGTGGAACCGTAAGTTTTGGAAGGTCGGGAATAGTATAGTCATTATACTCTCTTGTTGTCACTTTGTGCTGTACCCGGCTGCATATCTTTGTCTGTACCGCCCAATCTGCCATCATCCTCACGTATTCCTTATCTTGTAGAGATACCTTCCAAGCTTTTTCGTCAGCGATATAGGCTGCCCGGATATTCTGTTTTACACTTGGAATCCGTTTGACTAGCTCCACTAATCTTGGATGATATGGGAAGGCTAGTTTGAAGCAGTTGGGGGTAGTAGTTACGCAAAATGGGGACGGCGGTATCATGATGCAAGTTGTTTGACTTTACGTGGTTTACGTGATTTAATTTTCTTTCCGTTCATTATTATGTCAACCCCTGCATCATTCATAGCCTGCTGGAATTCCGCAACCTCTTGATTGAAGTCTGTACCGGCTTCTGGAATGGCGTCCGGTTGTACGTCTGCGTTCGCCGTGTCTTCCTCAAACGGAAGTTCCTGTTGTACAATTCGCCATTTTTTGTTGAACAGATACTCTTTGACTTCGAACTCACAGGATTGGATTTCCTGCTCCAACTCGAAGGCATTGATATACGATTCATTCTCATTATTGAACATGGTGAACGGAGCGCATAGGTTCAGAACTTTTCCTGTTTTGAGAAAACGTTTGGCTACCAAAGTAACCCCTTCATTATCTCCATCTCCGCCAATGGAATATCCTGTAACGTCAAGCACCTGTCCTATGATATCAGGCACTTCATCTACTGATTCTATACCGTCCACTTCTTTCTGTTCTGTAAGCAAAGCGGCGTGGGGATTCAGCTTGCTGAACGCATTGATAAGGTCTGATGTTACCAGGTTCTTGCCTTCTACGGTGGTTGTACCATTCTCATCCTTGTAGGTGGCCACCAAGGTACTGTCCTTGGTGATTTTAACTTTTATGATCTTCATTATCTTCTATATTTATATTCGTTGACAAATTCGTTATAATAACGGTCTTCCGGAAGGGGAAGTGTTATTCCCAGTTCCGTGGCTGCATCTGCTTTGACCTTATTCAAAAAGTCCGTCATTTGCAGTGTGTTCAGTTTCGATGTACTTCCGGCTATGACCGTTTCTTTTCCTTTGATAATGGTTGTCCTTCGTAGATATAGGTTGCAGTAATAATCGTGTACGTCCTGTTTGTCCGTTCCTGTTTCCTGTTCGATACAGGTAAACCAAAGCCACATCAGGGCGTTTTGACTTAATGTGCGCGGCTCTGTGTAACGTTCGATAATTAACCTGTAACGACCGTTACGGAGCTGCGAGCACATGAAATCAAAGGACTTGTTCAGTGTTACCACACCTTTTTCTTTTATAAGGATAGCTTCTTGTGCCATTATTCCAGTCCGAAAATCTTCTTGTCCGTGATAGATTCTCTATTAGCTTCCAAAAACTCTATGAAATGTTCTACGTGTGCCGTGAGCAGTTTCACTGTCTGTTCGTGATTGTAAGTATAATATTCCGGATATTGCGTACCACTGATAAGCGGTGTGCGGCTGGTACCGCCTTTCAGCGCATAAGCCGTAAACTCAAATGCCTTTATGTTTTCCATCTGACCGGAAGCAATTAGGCAATAAGGGTAGACATGGCGCTGCCACCCGTGGGCGTATTTGCCGAACTCGTATTTAGATGTGGATTTTATGTCATAAACAACATCCTTTCGGAGTTCGTCGATAAATCCGTATAACTCCACATTTCCGTACTGGGTAGGAAGAATGGCGGATACATAGACCTGACTTAATGAGCCTTTGAAATACTCTGCCTGTTCTATACACCATTGTCTGTCGAAAAGGAAATGCCGTGCAGGTGCGATATCCGTTGCGGGGAAAGCTACTTGTATGGTATTGGTTTCCTTATCGCCAATGATGGAGTAGGGGGAACGCTCTGTCGGCACGTGATTCTCGCAATGGACATAGCAGTCAATGATAGCATTGAAGGCTGTTCCCTTGTCGGCTGCTTCACTCTCAAACGGTACACGGTTGATAGCATCCAGAAGGTCTTGCTTCAGGCTCTCTTCGATTTCTTCCGGAGAGCGTTTATACTCTCCGGTTTCATTATCAATGTTCCAGAAGTTTTCCACTTCTTCATCAGCTCTCAGATACTTGTCGAATTTGTCAAGTAATGAGGGATAGATTCTATAACTAGGCTGCTTCATATATTTTTTTGACTTTGTCGAATTTCAACCCTAATTCCTTGCATCTTTTATTCAGTAGCATACCTGCTTGTAATTTGCTGTCAAAGATATGCTGCAGGCTCTCCAGTGATTGTTTCACTTCGTTGGCCGTGTCCGCATCCGCTACCATGGCTATCTGTTCCTTGATAACTTCCATAAGACCTTCATATTCGGAGGACAGTTCTGCCTGTTTTTCCTGATAGGTCTGATAAGTGTTTACAATCTTTGTCATAAAGTCGTTCGGTCCGGTGATTGTACCTTCTGCATTAATGATAACTGGTATCTTTATGCGTGCCGGAAGATTGCAGGTATTTTTACCGTAGAATTTCTCGCACGGATCAAAAGAGATGGTTCTGTCCTTACCTATGGCTTCCATATAGCCTACAAGATCAAGCTCTTTAATCAGGTCACCGGCAGAAGAACCTCCGATTTCCGGGCGTATCTGTTTGTCCTCTCCGTTCTTTTCCTCGCGTTCATGGGCTACGAATATTACTGATTTACCCATTAGTGTGACTTGGTTTACGAAGTTGATGAACATATTCTTTCGTACTCCATATCCTTGCAGGGACAGTGTGCCATCCGCTTTCTTCATTTTGGGATTGTTTTTCATTATATATTTATCCATGAAGGATAACATTTTTCCTGCCGTATCAATAACGATGGTCTTGTATTCGGCAATTTCTCCGCTCGTAAGAACTTCATCCACCTCTTCCCATTTGGAAATTTGTACGGTGTCTACACGGTGGGCTGCATTCACACGGTGAACGCCACCGTCAAAGTCCAGGAGTAGTGGCTGGGGAGAGCTTAACGCCAGTGTGGTCTTTCCCATACCAGGTTGTCCGTAGATTAATGCCGACAGGGCATTCTTAACTGTCAGTTCGTTAGGTTTTTTGATAAGTCCCATAATCAATAATTTTTAGTGGTTAATAAATGAGTTAAAAAAAATAGTTCCCGGATAGTCGGCCAGGACACACCGGGATAAATAAGGATATAGAATATAACATATAAAGAGGGCTCTCACCTCACGCTGTCCTTTCCAGCGGCTTTGGGTTAAATTATTATCTAACAAATTACTCTCTGCTTCACTGCCTTGAAGTCTCTAACATGGCTACGTTTAAAGGGTGTACGGCTCCCTCTCTTTGGGTGTGGGTAATACAGGATTCGAACCTGTATCTGTATTCCTCCTGAAAACAATCACAAACCGTCTGAACGTAAAGAAAAAAGTGAATACCGCTTTTCCATTAAGCTAATTACCCGTGTGGCTTATGCCACTTTCTTTTTTAATTTTCTAGGCTTCCTTGGCATTTTGACCTGTGCATAACGCAGGACATCACTGGCATTGCAGAACCATTTCCCGTTTTGTGCGCATGTAGGCTTGTCGGAACGTATTTTGTTTTCTTCGATCAGTCTGATAAGCCTTCCTATGCCTCCAACTATTTTGGCCGCTTCTCTTTTACCGAATGTATGAGTGTCCATGATGGCTAGGATGTCTGCTAGCCGTGCTTCTGCCGTTCCATCAAATAAGATGGATGTCCGTAGTTGGTTGTTAACTGTATAGTTCATAATCTGAATCTGTTTTTGTTCGTCTTGTTCTTGATACTTGGGTGGTTCTTGTCTTTGCTCTGCTGCATTGTCTCATGTCGGGATGAAAATCCAATGCGGCAATGACAAGGAACAGGATGGAGAAGAATAGCTCAAGCCCGTGTTTACGTATCTCTTTTATATCGAAGTTGATCTTCATGCGCTCACAGAACATGTATAATACAAGCTCGGTATCTTTGGAAATACCCAGCTTTTTGTATATATCCCGCTTCTGTGCTTTGATGGTCCATTCCGAGCGTTGCAGACTGTCGGCTACTTCCTTGTCGGCCAAACCCTTGCAATATTGTTCGGCGACAAGATGCTCGCGCTCTGATAGCGTAATCATGACACACGCTGGATTTTGAACTCTCCGCGCTTGCGGTCAACCTCTCCTGTTCGTTTCCAATCGGCATTTTCTACACACATCTCCAATCTTAGTCTGGAAATGGTTGTGTTGACGGAAGATATCGCACGCACAGGGAACACAACGATATCACCTACCTTCATCGCTCTCAATGTGGCCGCCCAATTTTCTGTTACTTTTACCATATTACTTCAATTTAGCGAGTTTAACAATGTTGTCTAGAGCATTAATGCTGTTTTCGTGTCGTGCCTGTAGGCGGGTGAACGAATCGAACCACATGTCGCTCTGTTCCTTGACTTCTTTAAGGTCTTGTTCCAGTTCTTGCACACGTCTTACAAGGTCTTCGTGTGTCATGCTTTGTAATTCTTCTACTGTTGTCATAGCTTTATTTTTTTTGATTTTCAATATTGTCAAGTTCGTTGCTTATCACTAATGATGTTACCGCGAAGGCGGTGGATGCTATCCAGAACCATACGCCCATATCGTACATGGTAATAAGGAGTATCGCGTATGATACTGCGCATAATATTGATATTGCTTTCATTTGATTGTGTATTAGTTTTGTTCCCCCAAACCAATCCGATTGGCGGCATCACGCTTTTATTGGGGGATTTACTTAACTTTGTGGTGTCAAACAAAAAATTAAGTATTATGAACAAGTTTGTTGAAATCACCGTGGATGGTGAAAAGTGCATCATCAATGCAAGTGCAGTTCAGCTTGTAAAGCCTACCGATGAAGGTACATTGATTTTATTTCAAAATGGAGCTAAAATCCATACGGAATTTAGCTTTCAGGAGCTGTCAAATATTCTTCTGAACTAAAATTTCTTTCTTGTATATCGGGATAGTGAACAACTTTATGACAACGGTTTTGTTGATTATCCCGGTATCATCTTTTCCTATAAATCCATAGGGTGTAGGACGTATTTTTACTATTTTTTCAATTATTGCTTTCATTGTCATAAGTAGATATTATTAGTTTGTGCCCCGATAACCTCTCTCTGGTCTTCCCACCGGAGTTGTCAGCTACTGTTCTTCACTGCATAACCGTTCGGGGCATGATCGCTCTTTTTATTTTACCCTTACACGCTTGGCGCCCTTTGCCGCTTGTTCACTCAGGAATATTGCGTATTGCATTGTACCTTTCTCAGTACGCAAACGGCAGCTTTCAGTTACCTCCGGGACTGCACCCGTAACCCTACTCAAGTCTGCTTCTGCTGTCACCAGTTCCGAGTCTTTCGGGATGTGTTGTTGCGGAGTGTCGCTTCTCCTGTTTGTTATGGTCAAACTCCATTTAGTAGCGGTAATCCCATCAAAAGGTAGGCTCGCTGGCCGTTACCGCTTAATCTCCGCAGTACTGGGAGCCTAAATATCCACGGCTGTTGGAGTTGTAGCAGTCTGACGACTTTTTCTGCTTTGACCGGAGTGAACACCTTGTTATTTCTTTCTTCCTGTTGTCTTGCCAGCTCTTCCTGCATTGTAACATTCAGTTTTGCCAGTTTCCATGTTGATTTCAGAACTTCACCGAAGGTCTTGCCTTGTTTCTTGCCTACATACTTGTAAGTTCTGTGGGCATCTCTCATAATCTGTCGTAAATCGAATCTTTTCATTGTCTTACCTCTTTTTAGTTAGTCAATATTTTTGCACTTCCGAACTATTTTTCGTTCCTTTGTGCTGTTGTTTATTGTTTGATGTTGCAAAGATAGATTTAATATCTAATTTATCAAACAATAAATCTAATTATATTTAGATATTAACTCTAATTAACTCGAATATATGAAAGGTCTAAAGGAGCGGTTATTATACTTTATTGAGTATAAAGGTTTACCAGTACAGATGTTTGAAAAGATAGTTGGACTAAGTAATGCAGCAGTTTCGAAGATGGGTGATAATACAAGACGTTCAACGATAGATAAAATATCTAAATCGTTCCCGGAATTAGATGTGAATTGGCTTTTAACAGGTCAAGGAGAAATGTTGTCTTATGGTCAAGATACAGAATCTATTTCAAATAAAGTACAAGAGCCTACATCCCATTATGGTAGGAAAGAACTAAATGAAGGAAATGGTTTCACCACATATCTTCTTCCCATGTCAGCTATGGGAGGAACGCTTACGGGGTTTGCGGCTCCAGGCGCAATGCTCCAAAATTGTGAGGCTATAATTTCACCCATTGAAGATGTAGACTTTGCCATTACAGTATATGGAGATAGTATGGCACCTGAATACCCCTCAGGTTCCCGTATTTTGATAAAGAAGATAAACCCCAATATCTTTATAGACTGGGGTAAAACATACGTTTTGGACACTGCAAATGGGGTTATAGTAAAGGAACTTCATGAGTGCAAGGGTAAGGAAGGTTATGTGAAATGCCATTCGGTTAACCCGGACCCGAAATTTTCGGACTTTGACGTTCCTTTGTCAGAGGTGTACGGCGTGTATCGAGTACTTATGTGTATGTCGGCAAAATAACAAGTGAAAGCAATCTGTATAATAAACTTTTAATATAAAATACTATGGATTTTAAAGATGCAATTAAACAACTCGCAGACAGAGTTGGAAAATTAAAAGATAACATTCAAACAGAAGAAGCAACAAAGAACGCTTTTATCATGCCTTTTATAAATGCTTTGGGATATGATGTCTTTAACCCGTTGGAAGTATTGCCAGAAATGACTTGTGATATTGGTACAAAAAAGGGAGAAAAGATTGATTATGCCATAATGAAGGACGATCAGCCTATCTTGCTTATTGAATGTAAACACTGGAAGCAGGATTTGAATCTTCACGACAATCAACTATTGCGTTATTTCAATGTTTCAAAGGCTAAGTTTGGATTATTGACTAATGGTATTATTTATCGTTTTTATACAGATTTGAAAGAACCCAATATAATGGATGATAAACCATTCTTGGAAGTGGACATAACGGATTTGAGGGATAATCAAATTGAAGAGTTGAAGAAATTTCATAAATCGTACTTTGACGTAGGCAATATACTAAACTCAGCCAGTGAATTAAAGTATATGGGAGAATTGAAGGCTATCATTCAGGAGGAATTTTCCTCACCGAGCACTGATTTTGTGAAAATGTTTGCGACTAAAGTATATGAAGGAAGAATGTTGCAAAATATAATCGATCAGTTTACCCCTTTGGTAAAACGTGCTATTTCTTCACATATCAATGATATCATTAATGAGCGTTTAAAAGGTGCTTTAACCGTTAGTGATTCAAAAATTGAGTCGGCTCAACCGAAGCAAATTGACACTCCGGCTGAAGAAACTCAAGCAGAAAAACAACCAGAATCAAAAGTTGTTACTACAGAAGAAGAACTTGATGCTTATCGTATCGTTAAGGCAATCTGTCGGAAAAAAGTGGAAATATCTCGTATAGTATATCGTGATGCCCAAACATACTTTAGCGTTTTGCTTGATGACAACAACAGAAAGCCTATTTGCCGTATGTATTTCAATACAGCTACAAAATATGTGGCTACCATTGATGAAAATAAGAAAGATGTAAAACATGTTATCGAAAGTCTTGATGATATTTATAATTATGAAGATGATTTCTTTAAGACAATTGATATGTATGAACACAAAGATTAATCTTGTTTGGATAGGAATTTATTTATGCTCAATGCTTTAGGAGAATATTAGACATGTATAATATTAGTATATATACCCAAAAACATTAACAAAAACACAGAAGAGATTATTAGATATGTATGTTTAAAATATTTTAATTATGAAAATAATATCATTATTCAACAATAAAGGAGGAGTTGGAAAGTCGACTTTAGCTTTCCATATTGGATATACTTTGGCTGAAATGGGGCATAGAACTCTTTTTATTGATTTAGATCCTCAATGCAATTTAACAATATGTTGTATGAATGAAGAGAGGCTCCACCGAATTTGGGAAGAAGAAGATCCTTTTATAGATGATTTTGAAGATGCATTTGTGAAAAATCCTGATATTACTAATACGCCAAGAAGTATTCATTTTCTTTTGAAACCTGCAGAAGATGGACTTAGTGACTTGAAAAACACACCTCCTGTGTTAAATTTGGATAAAAATTTAGATTTGATTCCTGGCCGTTTATCAGTGCATAAATATGAGAATAAAATAGCAGAAAGGTGGAATGGTGCTTATCAGGGAGATAATCTATCTATTAGAACTATAACTAATATCAGAAATATATGTGAAAACTATACAGAACTTAATGGGTATGAATATATTATTATAGACACATCACCTAGCTTAGGCATTTTAAATAAAGTCATAATATCAATAGTTGATGGGTTTATAATACCAGCTCAACCTGACATGTTTAGTTTGTATGGTATACGGAACATAGGTAATTCTTTAGATATATGGCAAAAGGATTTTAATACCATATATACACTTATTTCATCGGATAAAAGAAGAAAATTTCCAAGAAAATTTGTCCAATTCTTAGGGTATACAATTTATAATTGTAAAAAATATGGAAAAACAAGAGGGGAGTCTGGAAATGAATATGATTTAGCCCAGGCTCATTATCAATATGTTCACCGTATTCCTGAGGTTATTCTTGAATTTATTAAAGAGAATAATAGAGAAAATCTTTCTCAAGAAAATATTTCTAATCCTATCGGTGGAAAATCAATAATGCATTCTCATAATACATTTCCAGCGATGGCGCAGGCTTTGAATTGTCCTATGTGGAGAATCCCTGAAAAATGGGCAGAACTGAGTGAAAATAGCCCTGAATACATTGGCTTTTTAGTGGAAAATGGTTTTGATTATAATAGGGGAAATAATGGTAAGTTAAGAGAATTGAAAAGAGCATATATAACGTTTGTTGAAGATCTTATTACTAGAATTAATACGCTATGAATGAACAAGATATAAATGATATTGTAGAATATTATAAAAAACATATGCATTTGATAAAGCCTTTTAAGGCTACGGTAGAGAGTTTTTTTAATACTCATCCAGAGTTAAACTGTGAACCTTTTCCAATAATTCATTCTGTAAAGTCTAGGATTAAAGATCCTGAGCATCTTAGAGATAAGTTAAAAAGAAAGCAATCTTCTCAGAGGGTTATCAGTACAGCTAATCTTTTTGCACAAATAACGGATTTAGTAGGAATACGTGTTCTTCATTTATACCAAGATCAATTCCCAATAATTCATCAAGCTATTTTAGAAAATATAAATAATGGAGAATGGGCTTTTGTAGAACCACCTATGGCATATAGTTGGGATCCTGAGACAAAGATTATGTATGAAGAATTAGGTTTAAAGAATGAAATTAGACCAACATATTATACAAGTGTTCATTATGTTATTAAACCTAATAACCAAAATGCAAATCCGATATGCTGTGAGATTCAAGTGAGGACGTTATTTGAAGAAATATGGGGTGAAATAGACCATACTTTAAATTATCCTCATCCGACAGAAAGTATTCCATGTAAAGAACAATTAAGAGTACTTTCTAAGCTTGTTTCTACAGGAACAAGACTTGCCGATTCTATTTTTCGCAGTCATGAAGATTATAAATGTAGAAAACAAAAAGATGGAAATCGTAATACTTAATTATGATATATGAATATCATAGACCTACATAAAGACAATTACAGCACCAACGAATAATCGGTCGGTTTGTAACATGAATCTTTTTGAGATATTGGAAGATACCCAAAAAGAATTGAAGCGATTGGAGGCTCTAAATCTGAATACCAAAAGCTATCAGTCTTATGCTGACATGATTATGGCTCATAAATTCTCCATACAAGAAATATATGAGTTCTTGAATGGAGCACCTATAGGTATTATATCAGAACGGAGCAGGGAGCGCATCAAACCTCTTCTGAAGCATCTGGGGAGAAAGGAGGAATAGCATCTTTCTTGAAAAGCCGCTCTTTGATTTCTTCGAGTAGCATTTCGGTTTCTATCAACCTATTCATTAAGTCGGATTCATATTCGACTGTCAAGTGAGGATTTACAATCGTACCGATAATGGTAATTCTATGTCGGATATTCTCTATCTCATGAAGAAGAGTGTGCGCCAAATGAATTCTTTCTAACATCATGGTTGTTTAATTTGAATTTTGACAAAGATAACCAATATTTAAGTATATGATTCAAAAAGTATATGACTGTTCATGTCAGTGGAAAAATCAAGACTACTGTCAGCTTTCCCCTTCATGCAAAGGGTGGGGATGCCGGTTCTTGACTACACCTATCGAAGAGATTCCAGCTACAATCCAGGAGAAAGCAAAGCTCTTTTCCAAAGTGTACCGGGAAGCGAAGCAAAAGGGAGTGCTGGAATGCCCGCACTACCGATCAATTTTCATAGACGAGGTGCTGGCCAATTTGCCGAAGGGTGAAGTGTGTTAAATAAATGGTTTATGTTATTGTTTATTGTTTGATTTTCGTATATTTGCAATAAATCTTAATTTGAATGGGAAGTTGGAGTGAACAACAGGAAGCAAATAAAGAACGGAAAGAAAAAGATAAAACTAGACGAGATAAACTCGCAGGATATTTTTTCAACCTTTCCCAACTGACTTTTGTTGCATTGGTATTAGGTGGTGTAACTCCACTATACACTAATATTGAAGTAGGAATAAATTGGTATATATTAGTAGCCGGAATTACACTGACCATAATTTTAGCCAATATTGGAAACTTAATTTTAAAATAACACAATATGGAAATGTTAGCAGCAATATTCACCGCAGGCATTATAGTAGCAGGAGCATTTTTGATTTGGCTCAAAACCAAATCTGGGAAGAAATGGCTCGCAAGCTTATAACCCATTGAGAACTTTTCAAAGAAATAGCTATGGGAAGTTGGAGTGAACAACAGGAAGTAAAGAAGGAAGTTAAAGAAAAAGAGAAAACAAGTCGGGAAACGCTTGGTAAGTTCTTTTATGATTTAGCAAAAATATCTTTTACTGCATTAGTGGTAGGAAGTGTTGTTTCTGTTGCGACACAACAAGAAAAAGTAGAATATTGGATACTTATACTTATAGGTATTTTTGTTACCTATATATTTTCATACATAGGTTATAAAATAATAAAACAGTAATTATATGGAAGCATTAATATCTTTATTTGCGGTAATGGCTGTGATAGGTTCTATTATAGCTGTTTGGCTTAATACTAAGTCTGGCAAGAAATGGCTCGCAAATCTATAG